TGTGAGTAGCTACCAACTTGTCGTTGATAAAGAACTCAACCTTGCCAGTGCCTGAACATGCAATACCTAGCTTGACATAGGTATCATCAGCCATGTCTACACCAGAATCAGTGGTGGTAGCTGTACCGTCTTTCTCAGTGATGCAATTAATAGAAGCATCTCCGTCATCCACTTGAAAAACGATGCGGTCAGTAGCAGTCAGCATGTTTTCTGGGTTAGTAGCGAAATTAACTGTGAAACCAACACAGATGTCAGACTGGTCTACATCATTGTTCTTGATGCGAGTCTGAAAAAACATGTTCTTGTCTGCTGCAACAGCAAAAATTTCATTTCCCTGTACAGAACCACCATCGTTGTCAGTAGTTGCTGCTGACGTAATAGCAAGTTCTCCACCTACGGTGTCAGCTACGATTGCTACAGTAGCGCCAGAATCTTTGACAACTACCCAGCCGGTATCGAGTTCATAGACGAAATCGTCTTCTATGCAGTAGTAATCAGGGTTGATTGACATTGGCATTTCGCGGAGGTCTTTGTAACCAGCCGCATAGCCGCTGTACAACACGGGAGTATTGTGATGAGTAGCCATATGTGTCTCCTGTCGTGGCTAAGGTCTGCCGCCTCCCCTATGGAGCGCAGTCAGGATGAATTTATAGTATATCAAAGAAAAGGGGGCAACAAGTGCCCCCCTCTCAGTTCACCTCTTAGCTTGCGCCCGGTGATCCGAAGATGCCCAGTGGGTCAGATACGCCGAAGCTGTATCGCTCACGAGCCTTATATCGGCTGTTGCCTGTGTCAAAGTCTGCATCCATGCTGGTCTGCATAGGAGTACGGACAAAGTGCTTCAGGCCGTTTGGAACGTCAGTCAACAAGAACCAAGCGTTGGTATCAGTCAGATAGTGGTTAACACTGTAACCTTCTGGGATTGAACCATTGTTACGCAGGGCGTTGATGTCGTTATCAGCAGTGTTCGTGCGAAGTTCAGACTCTAGCAAACGAGTTGCTACAAACTGAAGATCGGCTGGAACAATCAACTTACGAGGCTTCGCTGCAATTAGCAGTCCGCGCTCATCAGTCCAACCGGCAATCTGAATGACAGCAGCTTCCAGAGAAGTCTCATTCAAATCAGCGCCAGTTGAAGGCTCGTTAGAGTTAGTGCCACCAGACACCAGAGGGTGTGCAGTAGAACACAGCTCTACACCATCGCCGTAAGTTACTCCACTATCGAACGCATTGTTCAGAATAGCGGCAGCTTTTACCTGCTTGGTGTAAGCCATAGCGCGTGCAAGTGCCTTGGTATAACGAGCAGACAGAGAATCGTACAGGTTGTCCTCAATAGCCTCTTCGGTTACTGAGAATCCCATAGAAATTGTCTCGTGGTTATACCGAGCAGTAAACGCTTCTTGGGCGTTGTCATACGCAATAGCAGCACCTTCGTTCTTGACGGGGGCGGCACCAAAGCCAGACAACTTGGTTTCTTCTTCAAAAGAACGCTCTGAGCTTTCAGTCTCAAAAATCTCAGCGTGCTCTTCACCGTACTTCTCATACTCAAGGCCGAACAGGGCATTTAAGCCCGGTAGGAGTTCTTTGAGTAGTTGCGCTCTTGAAATAGCCATGTCTCAAATACTCCTTATATACCGGTCTTGTTAGTGTAAGAGTGCGAGTCAGGATTGAACTTGACGATCAAATCCGTGAACGCATCACCAACGGTGGACTCCGGCCCGTCTACAAAATCAACGATTCTGAAGGCAAAACCAGAGGTTACAGCAGTTGTAGCAGTTACCGCACTAGTGGAATTACCAGTAGTGGTGCTTCCTGTGTTGGTAGACTGTACCGCAGCCAAGTGAGTATTTTGACCCAAATCAGCCTGAGTTACAGCGCCATCGGCCTGTACTTGGAACAAGCAGTCTGGATCATCCACAATATAAGCCATAGCATCAGACGCTACAGTGCTGGCAGGCCAACTCTGACGGAAAGTTTTTTGGCTAGTATTGGGGTCAGTATAAGAACAACCTACGAACACACCGATAGTGCCGGCAGGGAAACCCGTAGAGTTGTCTCCATTTGTAGTCACGATTTCGATAGTGCCACCAGCAACAATGGATACGATAGAACCATTGAATATGTTGGTGCCATAACCGGAAGCGATCTTAATCTGACGGGTGGAACCAGCGAAGGGCTGTCCTCCTATCAGATTCAACGGTCTTAGACCGTAAGGGGCAGCAGTAGATGCCATGATAGACTCCTAGTTATCCTTTTCCGAAAGTAACCGTCGATTTCCTATCATTAAATATAGGCATACGCGGATCACTTTCACGCATTAAGTTCTGATCCACAGATTGCATCTGAGCAGCGGTTTGCTGCTTATAGTAGTCATTGCGTTCTGTAATCATCTCTTCAGGAGCTTTACAGAGCATGAGTCCACCTATCACGATATTATCCTTAAACCTGTCATCGACAATGGCATCGGTGAATATCTCGGGGTGGGCGTCAGCCCTTACAGGCTCCCAACCTTCACGTAATTTAGAAGAAACATTAGTAGCATCAGATACACCTCGTGTAGCCGTGCGAATCCAACGGTAGACGTAACCGTCTTCTGGCGTAGGGCTGGGCAATACTTCTGGCCTAGACCATGCTTTTTTACGGGTACTTTTCTCTCTCGTTTCGCTTTCACGCGGCATACGTAGTTTGTTATCAGGCATTTTGTTTCCTCGCTAGGTCATCAACCTGTTTAGCATAGATTTCCAATGGAACCCCAAGTCTTCTCGCTATAGCTATTTGTGATTGAGAAAGTTTGATCTTCTTAGGCGAAGTGCTCCGTGTAACGGGCGCAACCACATTGCTAGGCTTTGATTTGGGAGCCTCCTCCGGCTCTACGTCTATCCCTTCATCAAATTGATCGGGAAATACTTGTCTAACGCGAGAATTTATCTTCTCGTAATACTCATCAGATCGAGGGTCTACACCCTCTTTCGTCAGTTTAGTATGCAGTCCTAGCGCAAACGCAGTCATTTCATCGTCAGAACCAAACCAAGGATTTTCATCCCTCCAAGCTTCTGCTTTTTGATCGACTTGCGGCTGCGGTGGAGCTGTAAGTTCTTGGGATTGAACATTATTTTGTTCAGGTTGTAAAGCTGTATCTGCTTCAGTAGTAGTAACACGCTTAGGTTTTAGTCCACTTACTTTATCTGCGCGAATTTGTGCGGTATTTAGAGCTTGTTGAGCTTCTATAATTGCATCAGTTTCACCAGACTCATAAGCTTGTCTGTACTTTTGTTGTGCTACTGCTAATTCAGATTCGACTTGTTTCTTCGCAGATTCTATAAGGGCGTTATGACTTTGACTTGACTGATCTTTAAGTTGTTGATTTTCTTCAACTAATTTTTTAGCGTACTGCTCAAGAGCTTCACGCTCCCGCTGTACAGCTTCCTTAGCCCTACGTTCGTCATGGTAAGTTTTAGATAAAGTTTTAAGTCGTTCTCTAACTTTCTCACCATACTCAGAAAGTTCCCCGTCCTTTAAATCTTGGGGAGGTGCAGGTCTTTTACCTCTATCTTCTGGAGGAGTATCGTCCTCAACTTCTATTTCAACCTCCCCCGCTTGAATTACATCTTTCTTTTTCTTGTCAGAAGGTTTTTCAATAGTTTCACGACCTACCGCACCCTCGACTTCAACGTCAGGAGCTTTCTCTTCTTTTGCTTCTATCTCTACTTCTTGCAAGTTTTCTTCCTTATCAGGATCAGGAAACTCGTATTCTACTTGTTGCATTGGCATAACTTAGTCCTCATGCGCGAGTTAATTTACTCGGATCGTCGATAACAGCCTCAATCGAATCATCGTTCATCAAACGATATTCCTCTTTACCGACCTTAAACCGCGTGCCTGTATTGGCACGAAACATCACATAATCGCCCTGTTTACACCACGGGCCGTCAGGAAATCGCTCTTTGTCTTTATAGGCTTGGTCACCCATATCGACCACCAACCCAATCATGGACAGAATATATTCCTCTCGCATGGTTGAGGCGGCTTTTGCGATGCCTCCTTCAAATGTGTCTTCTATAGTAGGTAGAGCAACAAGAATGCGGTATCCAACGGGTTTGGGGATTTGTTTCTCCAGCACCACTTCCGCTTTTTCTTTCTCCTCTATCTTTCTGCGCCGCTTCTCTTCGAGCGGTGTTAAAGCTGCTTCAGTCATCTATATCATCCATATAGTTGCGCGAAAGGTCTTCTATCTCACGGCGTGCGGCAGCTAGACCCCGAATCACCCCACACGATTCCTTGTATTCGGAGAAGTCTTTAGCTCCTCCTTCGGCAAGAAATTCTTCTTGGCTGCGCTGTAAATCAGCGAGTTTTTTCTCAAGCACGTCAAAGACGGTTTGCGCCATAAGTTATTATCTCCTTGGCGTTTGTTGTGCTTTCGCAAGATCAAGGATTGCTTTAGCTTCCTCCAAGTCTTGCTTTGCGTTGACTTGTTCTGTCTGGGCAGCAATACGTGCAGCCTCAATAGTGGCGGTATTGTCTGCCTTTTCTTTGTCAAGTTGCAGTTTCGCAGCGTCAAGTGCTGCATCGGCTTGATCTTTCATAGCCTTGCGCTGCTGTTCAACAGCTTTAAGCTGCAATTCCTGCTGTTGCATCTGAATAACTGGGTCTTGTGCCTGCTGTTGTGCAGCTTGTTGTGCAGCAGCAGCTTGTTTCTGCTGTGTAAGTTGTTGTCCCGCCTGTGCCAGTAGGCTCGCCAATTCCACCTCCATCTCTTCTGGAATCTCTGCATCTGGTGCAGGTAAGGGCACTCCCACTTTTGCTTCCATCTGCTGTCTATAACTGAACGCTACATGCTCACCTATATGCGCCTGCAAAGCTGCCACAATCTGCTGCGCCGCAGGGTTCTGCCCAATAAACGCCGCAATCTGCGGGTCTTGCAGGAATGCCTCGTGTGTAGCAATATGCGCGTCATGGTCTTGATATATAAAGGCTTTTACTGGTTTACCCACAAGAACTGCCATGTTTTCGCTAACTGGGTCAGCAGGTTTGATGTCGTCCTTGGTTGGAACGAGCCTATCTGCGTTCTTAATACCCAGAACTTCGATCATCTGCCGATGTAACTGGGGCAGATCATATATTTGTGGGGTAGCCTGTGCCATCTGCAACACGGTCTGATACTGCACAACTCTTTGTGCCATCGTGCTACTATTGGGGTCGCTGACAGGAATCACTTCCACCATGTCGTAGTCCATACGGCGGGCACGGGCTTCGGCACGGTCAGGCGTGTACATGTACTCATCCGGCGCATACTCAGCAATAATGCCACGAAGGAGTTTGAACTCCTGTTTCATGGCGTAATGGACACGGGCTTGTACCGCAGCCATAGGCTTGAGAGTGCGCTCCAGTAGAGCGAGTGTGGTACCGACAGGCGCATTGGCGCTCATGTCAGAGATATTCATATCACTGATTGCCCCCAAACGGCGGCCTTCTTCAGTGATCTGCTTCAATAATGCAAGAAGTGTCTGACTAGGCTCCTTATAAGGGAGCGTCATTATGTTCTCTTTGATACTACCAGAGGGCACGTCCACATCACGGAACTCGCCGGGGCCGATGGGGGTATCGTCCCCTTTGACCCGTAAACCACGGGACTTCAAGCCCCCCGGTAGATTTGACAGTGTACCTGCGTCAACTAATTGACGGATCAGGGAAGTACCTGCTTTAGCATATCCACCAATAATGTGAATCAAACCAAGGCCATAGAAGCCAAACCCCGGCACGTAAGAGTAGTGAACAAAATATTGACGCTTAAGCGTCAAAGGATCGTCAGGGTTCCAGTTACGACGAATAGCTAATACAGTCCCTGTGCCCTGCTCAATAGTCACAACATAGGGTTTTGCTATCTGTAATTGGCCTTCTTCTTGGTCAACTTCGTCAATAATAAGGTCTGCGTGGACTTCTAAGACCGTGTAACGGTCGTCAGCATTGAGGGTGTACCCCCCTTCCTCTGCTTTTTTCTCTTCTATATCAGTGTGATAGGAGACAGGATCGCCTAGTTCTTCTTCTCGATAGAAGCCAGCGGCCTGTAATTTGACGAGTTCGTTCTTTGTTTTACGCATTACATGAGTAACACGCTCGGCTGTCTCTATGTTAGACGCGCCATACGGGACAATCATGTCCTCAGCGGGAATATAGATAGCAACCTGTCTGCCGAGATTAGGGTCAAAATAAACCTTTTTAAACGCAGACCCTGCAAGACCAAGAGAGTAGAGTAACCGTTCATGTTCTGGACGATACTCAACCATGACATCCGTTAACTCATAGTTCATATCTGTCCGAACTCGAAGGGCAGCGTCTTCTTTCTCTTTGGTTACTTCTCCAAGTATCTTGGTCTTGACAGGGCCAGCGGCTGGGAAAGTTTCACTCATCGCTTCAGCTTGGAAGCGGATAGCGGCTTCGGCTAGGACGTTGGA